CCCAGTAGAAGGCTCGCAGGGCCGCGCCCCAGTCGCGGCTGGTCATGCCCGTCTTGGACAGGGCAGGGGTCGACGCCGCCGTCGGGGCGAGCTGGTAGCCCTCGGAGACAGTCACGTTGCTCGCGGCCGGGTTCCCGGTCGTACCGACGCGAACGCCATTCGTGCTCGGGGTCGCCCATGTCCCGGCCGTATCACCGGACGGACCCTCAGTGCCGACGACGCCGACGAGGATTGAGTCTGTCCCGCCAAAGATCGCAGGCGAGACGGCGCTTGTACTCGCGGCCGTACCCGTTCCGGTACTGGTGGCGTTGCTATCCTCGGTCGGGACCTTTCCGGCAGTCGTGCAGTGGTAGGACGTGGCGACCATCGCCTTCGCCGTCAGGTTGGCGGCCCATGTCGCGGTGATCGTCTGCGTGCCGCCTGATGCGATGACACCCCATGCCAAGCGCGTACGGACGCCAGACCCGAGGACGGCATCGCCGAGAGTCAGGGTCTCGCTGCCCCACGTGACGGAGTTCAGCGTCTGGTCGTCATAGGCCAGATGGCATACCAGCAGGTCACCTGTGGTCATCGCCACCGAGGCGATGGTCAGCGTCGTGCCCGACGACTTACTGGTATTGCTGCTCTTGGTGGTACGGGTGATGCTCATCTCAGATCACCGGGCACACGAAAGAGGCCCGACCTGCACCTGGCCGGGCCTCTGTCGTCTTCGTTATGTCGATGGTGTGTGGCATTGGATTGCCCTTTCACGCCCCATTGGATTGGGGCGGCCGATCGTTCTAGGAGGACCCTCCATGAAGGGCGAGGATGCCGAACTCATCGACATCTTCTCCGCCACAGACGAGACCGTTTTCCAGGACCCAGAGCCGCAGCACGGGCTCTTCTTCTTGCTTCTTGCCTATCCCATACGCACGCAGGAGATGATCGCCTGTCGTCGTACTACCGAAGACCCTACTGGTGTAGTAGCCCTGATCGCCGTTGTGAATCATTACCGATAAAACAACACCGTCATCGCGCTTACGCACCAGGTGCCACTGGCCAGGTATACGGAGGTAGTCCTTCCAGATGGTTGCCCACTGGTATTCATCCAGATCGACCCTGGCATGCTGGCCTTCATATTCGGTGCCGACGATCAGCAGGTAGTACGGGTTTTCCCCGTGCCATTCCATCACCATCCGAGACGCTCCTTGACCCGCTCGATCGTCATGGTCGGCATACCCATCCGGTCATTGATCGCGCGGCGACTCAAGGATTCCGACTCGGTCCTGCTCAACGATTCCATGAGGAAGTGCTTCTCGCGTATCTCGATCTCGGCCATATGCCCGACTTCGATCCGGGTATCGACGAAGATGCTGCAGCCCGCTGCCTTGGCGTCCTGGCAGAAGCGCAGGTCCTCGCCCAGCACGCCTTCCCACCGGAAGAAGCCTGACGGTCCGAGCGCCTTGCGCACTTCGAGTGGCGGCATCGGTGTGTCTGCGATCTTCTCGAATGCACGCTTGTGGATGAGCGCGAACGCCATTCCGGTTGCGTCGACCTCGACGATGCCCTTCTCCCAGTCTTCGAGATAGTTGTAGCCGCCCGAGGTCGCTGTCTCACGCATGAACAACGTGGGCTGGTGCGGCGCAGATCGCCGGTAGCACAGGGCACCGATGATGTCGGCATCGACTTCGTCCCGAGCTGCGACCAGTCTACCAATGACATCGGGTTCCCAGACCATGTCATCGTCGATGAAAAGCAACCAATCGCCGCGCATGCGCTGGACCGATTCGTTGCGCTGCAGGGTCAAGATGTTGCCCTGGACGATGTAGCGTTCGACGGCTTCCGTCTTCCCCAGGAAGGACCAATCGGTATGCCAGATCGCTGTGGCGGTGGCAGCGTTGATGTGATCACGGACCGGGATGGCCACGGTGCCCACGATGGTGTGAGCTGGCGGTGGCTCCGATGCGTAGACCGTCACCTCCGTCATCGGGGCTCGGTCAAGAGAGACGATTTTCACCACGGGCTAATGCCTCCAGGACTTCGGTCAAGCCGTCCTTGAGAGATATGGTTGGCGTGAAGATCTTCTTCATCCGAGTCGTATCAGCAAATCGCGTCTGCACCCCCTGCGGCTTACTACCGTCCGTATCGATAACAGGGCTGTAGTTCATGATCTCGGCTGCCATCCGTGCGACGGCAACGAATGATGTCGGAACTCCAGAGCCGATATTCAGCGTCTCGTAGCCGAACACGCCCTTCTTGATAGCGGCAAGCGTCGTCGAGATCAGGTCCTTCACATGGATGAAGTCCCTGGCTTGCGTACCAGACCCCCAGACCATCAGCGGGTCCTCGCCCCGCAACGCCCGCAGACAGATGGACGGGATGGGGTATTGCAGGGATTGGGTCCCGCCGTATCCCGAAAACGGACGGATACATAGGGTGTTCAGCCCGTAGCTCGCGGCTTTGTATGCCAGTACCTCCCCGGCCATCTTGGTGAATCCGTACATCTCATCTGGCGCAGGCCAGGTCACGGACTGCGGCTCGAACATCTCTTCGACAAGGGCCTTGCCGCCACCGGTCTGATAGGCCACGCCATAGACCGCTGATGATGACGGATAGATGGCCGTCGTCGCGAAGTTCACGGCCCAACGGAAGAACTCGGAGTCGAGACGCAGGGAGTCTGCGTTGAAGAGCGGGTCGCCCTCGATCTTCAGCCGCCCTCCGACCGGGGCCGCGAAGTGGTACGCCAACTCGACGCGCTGCTCGAAGTCGTACAGGAACGATGCCGCGTCCGCCTGGATGATCGGGAAGCCAGGGACCGGCCCGGAGTTGCTGAAGTCGTCGACAGCGATGACCTTGTCGCCAGCCTGAACGTGATGTTCAAGGAACTGTCGGCCCAGGAAGCCCGCGGCGCCAGTGATCAGGACTTTCACTTGCAGACCCAAATCTGGAAGTCGTACATCGAATCGAAGCTCAGCTTCGTCTTGGGACCGACCTCCCAGCCAGCGCCTTCGAGCATGATCCGATAGCCATTCTCGTCAAACATCCAAAGATGCTCCGGATTGCTATCGATCTGGTCGGTCCGCATCTCCGGGGAAGAGACCACCAGATACTTCCCGATTCGTCGGGCCTCTCGGAGAAGAGCATCCGGGTCGACGAGGTGTTCAAGGACTTCAGTCAAAACGACCACGTCATAAGAGTCGTTGATCTGTGAGCCCAGGAGGGCTAGCGCGTCATCGACATCGGTCCCCCAGCCGTCTGGCAGCCAGGGCTTCATCGCTTGCACGTTCTTGCGGCTGAGGTCGCTGAGGACCGCGTACGGAATCGGTCGCTGTGAATGGGCGGTACGAACCAATGAGCCATCGCCACAGGCTGGGTCGATCACGCTCTGTGGCTCAAGCCAGGTGATCGAGCCCGCCGTGACGAACGTCCGCAGCGTGTGCTCCGGCCACGTCTCGTTCGTGCGGAGGACCTGATAGTCGACGGGTGAGCGGTCGAGTCGAGTCCTCATTGAGCAAACGGAGGCTGGTCGACGCGGCAGCTATGGCCGATCACCATCGTGTCGTAATAGCCCATCGGGAACTCCAGGCGCTCCCAGACGTGGTGTCCGCTCATCGCGAACCAGTTGTACCAGTCCTCGCGGGTGTAGCTCCAGATGTGCCCCGTCTCGTACGGCGGGTTCGGTTCGTATAGCGGGTGGCCGATGATCGCCCACTTCGCTAGCGGCAGCCATTTCTGGACGATGGAAATGGGGTCGTCGACATGCTCTAGGAATTCGCACATGACGAGAAGGTCGCATTCCTGGGGCTCCGCTTCCTCGACCTGACCGAGGTGGAAGGTCGCATTCGGCCATCGCCGGGCATACGTTTCACGTGCAACAGGGACCACGTCATAGCCGTGGACTTCGATCGCCAAGCCCTTATCGATTTGGTCGGGCCCAACGTTGAAGAGGTACGTTTCGTCGCTATAGGGCCCGGTGATATCACCGGCTCCGCAGCCGAGTTCGATGAACTTGAGTGGACGCCTGGTCAAGTCCTTCTTCAGGATCTTGTCGACCAAGAATCGAGCGAGGTCGATGCGTCCGGGCTGACCCTTGTCGAACTCGGGCGCATCGTTCCTGCGCAAGTGATAGTCAATCTGCTCCTGCTGGGTTCGCGGCCAGAGGCGTTCCACGGAGGCGTCTCCTTTCGGGGACTGACCTAGCTGACGACGACCGAAGCTGTTGCGACCTCGGCGTCGGTAGCGGCGTTGCGCAGGGTGACGGTCCACGTGCCAGCCGCATCGAAGACGAAGCTGTTGAACTCGTGATCGCCGTCAGCGCTGACGTTGAAGACGTAGCTCTTCTTGTCATCCACGCCCGCCGTGCGGAAGCGGAGGAAATAGCTGTACGGGGTCTCGGTCGGATAGGTAGCCGTGTTGTAGGTCGCTGCGTCATTGGTGTCGGCACCAGTGACATTGACCCGGACGGTCGTACCGACGTGGATGATGCTCCCCGACGCCGGGGTGAATGCGAGAGCTGCGGCCATTTATTGCTCCTTCTTCCATGGTTGTTCGTACTTGAACGAGATGGCTTCGACCTGGGGCCACCAGGCGAATGACCGAACGTAATCCCAACCTTTGATGTTGGCCGTGCCGCAGCACGCCCAGAACATCATCATCCGATTGTGCTCTTCCCATTGGTGGTTATCGCGACCGATGCGGTAGTAGTTGAGATAGTCCGAGATCATCTCGTCTAAGGTTCGGTCATGACGGATATGTCCCACGTGCCATCTTTCCGCGTTTTCCGTCGGTGGCCGTGAGTGCATCGTGCTCGGCCACCCCAGCACTGTCCGGAAGAGTCGCATATGGAAATGCTGCTCTTCGTATTCGCCACCGTCGACGGAACTCTTGAACTCGATATACATCGCGTCCCAGCTATTCACGTGAGCGGCTTTCGTCGCGTCACCCAGGCTGGCGAGCAGATCGTCGCTGGGCCATTCGTCGGCATCGACCTTGAATGACCACTCGGTGTGGACTGCGGGCAGGATGAGCGGCCCGTAGGTCGCGTCGCCGTAGCCGTGGTGGATATCGCGTACGACCGTGTCGGCGTACATCTCTGCGACTGCGAGCGTCGCGTCTGGTGATTGCTGGACTCCGACGACGATGCGCTCGAAGTACGGGCGCAGGTGCTTGAGCAGCTTCTTCAGTCGCCGTTCGTCATTCCACACCACCACTGTCGCCGTGACGTTCGAGAGCGGCACGAGCTTTGGCGATGTCGGAGACATAAGCGGTCTCTCTCCAATCCATGAAGATGTTCCGGTCGTGGTCATAGATCGCCTGATCGTTGACTCGCTTGTAGTTGTCGTCCCATTCAGCCTTTCCTGCCGCAGGGTGGAGATGCTCGATGATGATCTCCGGGAAGTAGTAGAGCCGATCGAGCCCCTCGCCGAGGGTCTTCCAGGTGTCATCGAGATACAGGTGCTTGGCTCCCGGCAGACACATCCAGCCCAGGGCCCTGACGATCGAGCTATTCATGAAGACCTGGGTCGGCAGGTTCATGCTCTGCATCAGATCATTGCCGTAGGCGATACCGCCACCTTCACGGCTGAGAGTCGCGGTGATGTTGGCGTCCCAGCCAGCCGTGCGGAACCGATGGTCATCGCCGGTGAAGCCAAGATAGTCGTAGCCGTCCTGGAGTTCCGCCGCCGCTGAATTGAGCGCGGCGCCCATCCCGGTCCCGCCTTCCGATCGGGGTGTCAGCAACGGCACGTCGTACTGGAATCGAGTCTCGTCATCCTCATCAACGACGAAGACCATATCCGTGTCGTCGTTCCACTTGGTCCGCTCGAATGCTTCAAACGCTTCCTTCGCTTTGTCCGGCCGACCACGGCTCGGGCAAATGACGACCAGGCTCATGGTGCCTCCACATAAAAGGCTCCGGGCGAACCCGGAGCCGGAATATTCTCATCCCGTATGAAGGGATGTAACCCACTTCGCCACCAGCGGGTACTTGGTCATCTGTTCCACTTGCCGCTGTCAAGGCGGCAGTTAGAACCCACCAGTTCGCGCCTTCTCAGGACCGAACTGCCAAGCCGACATCCAGATCTCCCGATCACCACCTCGGGAGTAAGCCACGCTCCGCAGCCTAGAGGGTCTAGGTCCATCGCGGGAGACGGGAATCGAACCCGCAACCTCCGGTCTCAGGGACCGGCGCTCTACCTATTGAGCCACTCCCGCACCACAAGCGTGGGGCGGAATGTCGAACGCACGCATCAGGACACGTGCGTTCTAGGTGTTGCCGCTGGCGTACTGGAACGCCTTATGAAATTGTGCGCCGACTGATCAGCCCGGCGCACAGGTACTGTAACAGAACGCTTGGCCTACGTCTCGTGTCTCTTTGAATACGGGACTCCTGCCTGGTCGAGAAGATCCTGAGCCGGGATAGTTATCAGGTCTCGTCGTAAGAATAATTGATTGTCTCCTGGGTCCAGTTGCCCGGCCCGGCAGTCGAATCGACCACGAGCTGGAACACGGCGTACTTGGTCGTGGCATTGGTGGCGGTATAGGACGTCGCGTCCCAGGTGCCCTTGTTGCCCGAAGTGAAGTTCACGAACGTGGTGTTCGCGATGGTCGACGCGGTCGCCACCGGAGTCACGCCGGTCGTGTACGAGCCAGTCCAGTTGAGGGTCGTCGAGGTCATGACCGCGCCGTCGCCCCAGAGCTTGAAGTTGGTCACCGCGTTCGCTGGCGCGGTGTCGACCTTCAGCTTCAGCCACTTCTCGTAGCTGTTGGTGCCGACGGTGATCGGGTTGGCCTGACGGTTGGCCAGGGTGTTTGTCGCGTTGTCGGCCGACTCGAAGTCGATACCGGTGACCGAGGAAGACTCGGTCCCGGCAGCGGAGCCGGTGTACACGCGAAGAGTGAGTGCTGCGACCATTCAAATACTCCTAGCTGTCGCTCTTGCGGTTTGGCGGACGGGAAGCCGATGACGGCGCCGCCGACATACCGGGAGCAGGCTTCTTGGCATCGAGGACATCCTGCGCGGTGGGGATCTCGGACAAGAGGACGACGCCCGTAGGGCTCATCGCCATGAGTTGGGCGTACTGCCCGCCCAGCGGCGCCCGGCCGTCATCGATGCGCGCTTCATCGATGGTCTTCCAGGGCATACCGGCCAATGCCAACTTGTTGATGTCAGCCTTGCCTTTGCTCTCCTTGAGGTTGAGAGCGGTGAAGCGGAAGGCGAGATTGTTCGCAGGCCCCCCGAAGCCATCGTCCCAGACGATCTCTCGGGTGAGGTATTCCTGGACGTTCTGCAGGAGCGGCCGAAGACCACGGTCCTCGGTGTGCTGGTCCTGGGACTCAGCAGTGCTACGATTCACATCGGCGGTCAGGTTCAGGTCCTGCGGGGCGAGGCCGAACACCGCTGCGATCTTGCGGGTCAGGTAGTTCTGCCACTCCAGGAACTGCATGTCCCGGTTCGACCCACGGAAGGGAATGAACTTGGCGCCCTTGGTGTTGCCGATGAACGCCAGCGCGCCCTTGCCAGCGACCTCGGTCGACCAGTAGCTACTGAACTTGTCGACGTCCTCCTTCTTGGCGCCTTCACCAAGATCGAAGATGCCGTCTGGCGCGGCGTTGAGCACCTGGCGTCGGTTGTATTCGTTGCCTGATAGCTCGGCATCGATCGCGAGCTTCAGGGTTTCGAGCGGCGACAGGCCCAGGACCGAATAGGTCCGGGGATTGCTCATCATGTAGACCATGTCGCGGTTCTTCAGCCGCGCTCGCTCCTGCCAGTCGGGATACCAGTAATAGCGGACCTCTTCTTCGTCGCTGCCATCCCAGAGCGCATTGACCTTGATGGTCGCGCCATCGACCGGATATAGCTCGGTGATCTGGCCGCGAAGACTGCGCACCAGCTCGATACAGCCCGCATCCAAGACCAGGACATCTTCCAGGACCTCTTCGATCAGCTTCCGGAATGAGTCGTGCTTCGGATTCGGCAAGACGAACAGGTTCTTGATCTGCAGCGCCAGGTCTTCGCTGTACTTCTTATCGGTATCGAACGGGACGATCTCCCATTCGGCACTCGCTACCTGGCCGCGACGGATGTTGATGGCGGTGCGGACCCACTCGCTGTGCTCAGCCCAGTTGCGATACAGGATGGCATTCGATTTGCCGACCTTGCCGCGCTCGTTCCAGCCCAGCTGATAGGCGGCCCCCTGGACCTTCTTGGGCGTGGTCAGCTGCGACAGCGCCTTACTGATGTTCTCCAAGACGCTCATAGATCAGCCTTTCATCGCGAGAATCTCGCGAGATGCTCGGCGACGGTACTCGCCTGCGTCCAGTTCAGACGCTCTTCCAGGAATCGATTGTTCATCTTCTGGATCGCTTGTTCGTAGGTCAGCTGGTATGTCTCGATGGATTCCAGGAACTCCGCGACCGTGTCGGGGACTTCGCGTGAACCATCGCGGAATTCGACCTTCTTCATCTGCGGACACTCCCGAAGACCATGCCGCCATCAAGCAGGTTCATGGCGTGACCCAGGGCGTCGACCATGTCGTCGTGCCCTTTCGGAAAGCTCAACATCTCTGTTTCGAAGATGCCACCCTTGAGGGAGCGGTGGTGAAAGACCTTATGGGATTCGTATCGCGCAGCTGCTGCTCGCGCGCGCGTCCTTTTATCGACCTCGGCCTTGCGACCGACGACGGGGATGCTGGTGGTGTTGAGCAGGTCCTGGACCAGGGTCGACTGGAACTGGTTGTTCTCGATGATGACCAGGCTCAGCTTGGGAAAGGCGCGAACGCCATCAAGAACGAATTCGCGATGGCCGGTCTCGATCTTGTCTCGATAGATCGATAGAACGTAGTGGTTGTGGTCCTCATCCTCTGCAACGACAGCCCGTGCCGTGAAGTCGGCCCGTTCACGCTCGGAGCTTGCGAGGTCCACACCCATGGTGATGGTGTATTCCTTATCGGGGTCGAGGTGATCGAAATACTGGAACCACTCGCGTCGGAAGATGGTGCCTTCGCGGAGTCCGCTGATGTCGTTGAGATACGAACAGGCGAAGTTGTCGCCGCCCATGTTGGTCCGCTCTTCATAGAGCTTCTCCAATGGCCATACTGACGGCCAGAGAGCATGTTCGGTGCCGTCTTCATCCTGGGTGATCGCTCCGCGGACGAGACTGCGCCATCCCTTGCCGCCTTCCTGTTCAGGAGTGATGAGTTGCTCGTACAGGTCCTCTTCCGCCCATCGGGTTCCGAGCACCAGGATGACGCCGCCAGGGACGAGGGTCGGCTTGAGCGTCTTCCAGAACCAGGTATCGACCTTCTCTCGCTGATCGATATTGATCGTATTGTCCTCATCGAGGATATCGTCACACAAGATCAGGTCGAAACGCTTACCCAGGGCCGAGGCTCCAGCACCGGTCGAGAACATGGTCACGTTGTTGGAACCGTGGTGCTTGGAATCCTTGCGGAGCCACTCCAGATCGGTCCACTTCGCTGGGGAGACACAATCCCCGAAAACGTCCTTGTAGCGGTCATTGCTCTGTAGTGTCCAGCGGATGGCTCGGCTGAAGGCATTGGACTGAGTGGCGGTGTTGCTAACCAGGCCGATGCGGATATCCGGGAAGCGGCCGACAAGCCAGGACAGCAGGATGGTATTGCCCCAGGTCGTCTTGGCATGGCCACGCGGTTCCAGGACGACGCCGTTCTGCTTCTTCTCGATGCAGTCCAACATGAAAGCCACCATCTCTCGATGGTGGCTTGCTGGTTCGACCCCGAAGACGTATTCGCCATAGGCGAAGATGTCAGTTTTGGAAAGCTCTCGCAGGCTCAGGTTCAGCAGGTTCTGCCACTGATCCTTCGATAAGTTTGGTTCGAGCGAACTCAGCCAGTCGTCGGAGGTCGTCGACGGGGAGGTTGGCGGAGATTTCAATGGTCTTGGACTCCGTCCTGCTTGTCGCATCGCCCAGCATCAGCAGCAACGCCTGGGTCGCGCCCACTGCATCCTTCGGGGTGATAGCGATATTGCCTGCGCGCAGCTGGCTGGCGTACGCGTGGATGGTGGCCCGATGGACCAGGATGAGTTCTTCGCGGATGCTGGCATCCTCTGCCGCGAAGCGTTCAGCCGTCTTGTCGAATGACTTGGCCGAGACGGACTGCGAGAATGCCTGCTTCTTGTCCTGCCAGGTCAGGCCCTGGGCATCGGGCTTGCGTGCCCGCGTGGCGATCGCTGACCAGGACATGTCATAGCGCCGAGCCAATTCCCGGATGGACACGTCGGTCGTCACGAATTCGCGCTCCAGGATCTTGGGGTCAACCTTTGGTGCCACGTGCTTCTCTCCTGGCGGCTGTATACGCTTGATCGTATGCCTTTCGCTTCTCCAGCCGCTTGTTGATGAGTGCTAGCTCGGCATCGCTCTTCACCAGCGACCTATATCGGACGTAGGGCATCGGTTTCCAGTTGATGCGTTCGTCCTGCGGATCGATGATCAAGTATTGGGACGCGTCCCAGATCATCACCGCGCCGCAGTGGATGCAGGGGCCATCTGCGGGCGGCTTGGCGTAGCACTCGTGCGCGCACCAGACAGGTAGTCCGCCGCCAGCATCTCTAGGGCTTGCCAATCGAGTAACTCCGGCTCGTCTTCCTTGGCTGCCGAGATAGCTTCGTCAATGACCTCCGCGGCGTCTTTGGGAAGACGATAGGTTCTCTCGACCCATGACTTCTGATCGGCGCTGATATCTCCGGTCGCGAGGGTTTCCCAGTCGAAATCGTCCAATCCCGTGAGCTTATCGAACTGGACAGGGGATAGAGGGAGGAGGTCGAGGAGGTCCGATTTGGGAACGTCTTGGAGTAGTTCTCGTAGAAGGACTCCCAACCTAGTGGGGTCCGGATTACCACGGGTTTCGTTGAGGACGATCGTGAGCTGTCGCGCTTCTTCATCGGATATCCCCTCTATCACGGTGACTTCGGCTTCCTCATAGCCCAGTTCGTGCAGCGCTCGCCAGCGATGCTCCCCATCGATGATCTCGTAGTCCTTGCCCTTGTGGCGGACAAGGATGGGGTTCACGTAACCGAATTTCCGCAGCGACGCGAGTTCCTTGCGATACATCGTCGCATCCATCATGTTCGGGTTCCAGCCGTTGGGCTGGGCCTTCGACAGCGGGATGACGATCGATGAGATGCGGCTCATCGGGCGATCTGCTCCAGGATGGCGTCGCTGATCATCTTCCGCTGCTCAGGTGTGAAATCTTCGTCGTAGGACCACACGAATCCACCGGTCGTCCATGCAGTCGAAAAGATGCTGGAGGTCGTCGATGTGCCAGATGACCAACCTGACCCGGCTGCGGAGCTGGGCCAACCGGCTGCGAGCGGGAATGTCCCGGTGATCCTGCCGCCTGATGCGGGCGGTTCCTTGAAGGTGATCGTTGAGCTGGACTTGACCTCTGGCATCCAGAATGTGCCGCCATCGGTCGTCGCGATGCCCCCGGCCGACGAGATCGACCATGTGTCTGCCCAGTCGTGGATGAGCCCCTTGCGCGGGTCGACCTCGATGGTCGCCTTGATCTTCCTGGCTTTCTTAGTCATCGTCCGCATCCCGCCAGTGGTTCCGATATCCGGGACGGGTCGGGACGACCCGGTTGCCCTGGACGAAGGACTGCCAGTTGCGGGCGGCTCGGCTGGTCACCAGTCGGGGTGCGATCTTGTCAGCACACAGAGCACACAGCAGTTCACCATTGACCAAGAATGGTTCGCGGGTCTTGATGCCACACGAACACGTGAGTGGCTGGTTCACCTAGACCTCCACTGTCGCTGAATGCCCGGTGAAGCCCACGGTGACCGAGACCAGGCCGGGCAATTCCAAACGGAAGCGCTCGAAGAAGTAGCCCGCGATGCCTTCGCAGGTCGGATGAAGGCCGGGCAACATGTCGTTGGCCAGCTTCAAGTCCAATTCCTCGACGGCAGCCCGTATCAGCACGGGTGCGTCGGTGGTGATGATGCCGCTGGCCTTATCGACATTGCCGGTGACGACCACTTCGGCATACCAATCGTGGCCATGTGTGCGTTTGCCGCAATAGAAGTCACCATCGACCTCGTGGGCCGCATTGAACGTCTCGCGATGACGGATGAACGCCTTCATAGAGATAGCACGGCTAGCGCACATACTCCGCACGTTCGGAGGGTGGAGTCCACCAATCGGCAGCGTATCACGGAATCCGGATGGAATTGCTCGTGAAACCCCAAGGAAATGATCATTTCCCGTCCGTCATCATCGCCACACCGGCCATGATCGCCCGGAGCCGCTCGGTAAAGTCGTCTTCGCTCATCTTCCGCGCTTTGACCGCAGACCACTTCCTGGTCAGCTTGGTCTTGGGCTCGGTGGTCAGCGCGATCGGCGTCCAGAAGCCGATGGTCTCGCTGTAGCGGACCACTTCGATCGGCTCGTTGTCCAGATGGCTGATGTTCTTCCGGAATTCCCGGACATTCATCCTCTTCATCCCATCATCACCTTCAATGCCTTTGCTTCGACTTCCTCGAGAGAATCCCCTTTAAAGAGGTGTTGTTCGCCATCCCTCTCCATTTGCAGCCGATAAATCACCTTGTCACTGAGGAATATCTTCTCTGTCGCCCCGAAAGTCGTCACATCGACCTTGTTGCGCTCGATATCGATGCTGAGGTCCCAACCATAGAGATCGACCAAATCCCCGAAGAGGAAGCCGCTCATCGGTCGAGCACCTTCAGCAGCCTGCTCAATTCCGTCTCGTACTTCGAAAATCTCAGATCGAAATCGGGCAACGGCGCAGCTTCGAACGTTTCGGGCCACTCGGCGCTCTCCATGACCAGGAGGACCCGGTCGGTCATGGGGTCCATGGCGACATAGACCAGCGTGGCATCGAGCGGCAGGTTGGACTCGACGGACGACATCTCATGGCCACGCAATAGCTCAGGCATCATGCCCTTGCTGATGACGATGCGCTGCCGTCCTTTCACAGTCCGATGACCAGCTTGACCAGATACGCCAGATCAAGCGACCCAAGCTCGGCATCCCATTCATCCCAGCTCTTGAGTGGCTGCCCTTCCCTGCCGGTATGGAACGTTCGTATCTCGTAGCCCTCGCCCCAGGTCCAATCCAACTGGATGCCCAGCGGCCGCAAGACCATTCTCGCACTCCCGAGCAAGCTCATATCCCCCACATTGGTCATCTTCATCCTGGCCATGCCAGTACCTCCTGGATCACTGCAGCCTTGAGGGTCTCCAGGCTCAACGCCGAGACCATCCGGCCTGAGGCCCCCTTGTGGAGATAGGCCATATAGACCCATGCCCCTGCCCTCCCTGCATGCTTCTCATATCTCGCCGTCACCCCGAGCTTCTCGATCATCTCTCGGAAGCTCAGCGCCGGACTCACCATCAACGTCTTCATGCGCAGATCACCTTCATCACCATCGCCTGCACCCGATACACCGAAGAGGGCTTGTCGGTCTTGCCAGTGATCGTGTGCGTCTTCCCCCGCACCGTCACCTCATACACGATCACCTGACCATCCTCATACCGATGCAGCACAGTCACGCCGAGCTGTTCCTCGAAGAGCCGGAAGTACGACCACTTCGGCTCCTCGAACCAGGTCCCCATCTCGATGATGCTCATAGCCCCAACACCGTCTTCATCAATCTCCCCCGCGCCACCATCAAATGGTCGCCATGCATCCGCACCCGCAGCAACACCCCGCTCCTCCCCCCGGCGAGAGAGATGTCATACACGATGAAGTCCTCCTCCCATCGCGCCTGGACCTTGTAGCCCAAGACCTCGAAGAGACGTTTGACCTCGGGCCGGTCGGCCCACTCGTAACTCACACAGACCATCAGGGGATAATGGTACACGGTTGTGTATCACAGTTCAAGTGTGCGGTGGGATTTTGCTTACGACGCT